GCATCAGCCAGGATCGCCCGGTACTTCGTGGTGGCTTCCACAGCGCTGTACTCCCCCGGCCGGCGGATCGTGTTCCGGCTCGGGTCGTACCCCACGGGGCCAAGGGCCTCCACGTAGGCCGAGTAGTGGCGCCGCAGGTCCGTGAGCACCGTCTGAAACGATCGGCGGATCGTGGCGATGGTGTTGCGGACACTGCGGGCCTCCAGTTTGTCCAGCTCCTTGGCGTAGTCGTCCACAACCCCGACGAGACGCCGGGGCGATGGGCTACCGCCAGGGGCTGGGGTCTGGGTCACTCAGTCGGGGCCTCCTCCTCCTCGGCTGCGTCATCCTTCGCCTGCAGCATCGCCAGCCTCAGCTCCGTCTCGGCCTGACCGAGGGCAAAGATCACTTCAACGACGCCAGGGCCGTCTTCGTGCTCGATCGCGGCGGCGATCAGCTCGTCAAGCAGCGCTTCAAAATCCATGGGGGTGGGAGTCGGTGGGACCGCCCTAGGCTAGCCCGCCCAGGTCGTTCAGCCCCACATCGTCCGCCGGCTCAGGCTGCTCCGCCTGGATCCGCTCCAGCTCATCCTCTGGCGTGGTGGTGACCTTGATCCGGCCGCCCCGCTGCAGCTCTTCGATCCCGCTCTGCTGGCTCAGAAGCTGAGCGCCACCGGTCAGCTTCTGGATCTGATCTACATCAGCGGGCTCCAAGGGTCTCTCAAACACGCTGGCAGCCATGGTCAGACCAGCGTCAGGGCTCAGGGTCTCGCCGGTGAACTCGCACCAGATTTCGAGGATCGACTGGAACGCGGACGCCTTCTGTGTGGTCAACCTGGTGATCACGCCTTCGACTTGCGCCCCCTCCATGGAGACCTGTTTCGCGGTCTTAGCGGAGCCACCATCGCCGTACAGGAACCCCAGGGTCTGCTGATCGATCAGCTCCTTCACGTCCCCGATCTGAGCCCGCTGCTCGGCCAGGCTGGCGGCGGAGGGTTCCGACCAGGTGAAGGAGGAGGTGGGGCTGTTTTCCAGCTCTACGGCGCTGTTTGGCCCCAGCTCCAGTGGCGGTTGCTGCCACCCCTCGGAGGCGCCGATCGGCGGGGCAACCTGCTGCCTGCCTTTGATCACCGGGACCGGCATGGCGCACTTCCGGGTCTTCTCCCGCAGGTCTGAGCGCTGCTGGAAAAACTCGAAACTGTGCTCCACCACCTGCCGCAGGGGAAGCTCTCCCTGCCCGAACCCTGCCAGCTCGGACGGATACCAGACCACCGGCGGGCGGGATAGGGGGCCGGCCTGGCGGGCGCGGGCGTAGGGGCCGCTGGTGACCTCCTCGACCTGCCATTCCCCCTTGTCGTCCTGCTTCATCTCCAGCAACTTCCAACCGGCTGCCGTGATGACCCGATACTGCGGCACGATCTCCATGCCGTAGCTGTCGGCGCTGTGGCGCTCGCTCATCTCCAGGAACGTGCAGCGCCGGAGCCGCTCAACCCCGTCCACAACTTCGGTCCACCAGTTGATGCACCGCGACCGCCGACGCAGGAGCAGGTAAGGACGGCGCCCGGCTGCAGCCTCATCGGCGGCGCTGTCAACCTCCCCGCCGGGCATCTCCACGTGAATGAAGCAGCCGCCATTCGCGAGCATCCACGAATCCGCCTTCCCGAGCCATGGAGTGATCGCGTTACCCTCCAGATCGATGTTCTGCATCGCCTGCTTGAACAACGGCGGCAGATCCTGCAGGGTGAACTTCCCAAGCACGCCGACCACGCCATTGATCGCCGGCCGAAAGAAGTCCGGGAACACCGACAGGTTCAACCTGGTGGCATAGGCCTTGGGTGGTTCCTTCTGCTCCCTCGGCAGGTATTTTTCCTTGACCCCCTCACCCCGCAGGCACTGGTACGCATCGTCCGCACGCCGCAGATCCGGCAGGTGCATCCGGAGGGCGGGGTGCACATACGATGGCAACCGGGGATCGTTTGTCGGGTGGGTCAGCTCCACCTAGTCGCATCGATGATGCCTCAGGTTTCCGCAGCAGCGAGGGCGATCTGACCTGGCGCCGGCTCCCGGTTGCGGCGACGGCGCGGGGCAGAGCGTTGGGCGCGGACAGGCTCTGCCAGAGGTTCGATGGTGACCGCCAATGACAACTGCAGCACCTGCGACAGGCGCCGGCCGCCGAGGAACCGTTTCAGGTGACCGTGAAACTGCCGAATCGCCAGCTGAGGGTAGGCGCGTTTCCGGGGGTTGTCCCACCAGGTAAGGATGGCGCTACAGTCGCCGTGGTGCATGGCAGCCCAGGCCCGGCGGGTGATGGCCAGCAGGGGCTCCACGCGGTTCAGCTCGTACTCCGGCGGCTCAACCCCATCGGCGCCATGCAGGTCATCGAGGCAGGCGGTGCCGGCCATGGCCAGGATCATCTCCCTCAGTTCGGCGACGGGCATCCCGACCTCCTCGGCGATCTGGGTCTCTGGGGTTTTCTCGCTCACCAACCGCCGCACCTTTCCCCAGACCTCCCGCCACTTCGATGGGAACCGGATCGCATAGCCCTCGTCGCGGAACCAGTGCAAGATGTCGCCACGAATGACCGGGCAGACGTAGGAGGAGATGGCGTAGGGCTGGCCATTGCGGGGGTTCAGCAGGGTGGGGTCGTACTTGCGGCAGGCCTTGATCAGGGCCAGGCGGGCGACTTGCTCCAGCTCTTCCAGTGGTGCGTTCGTTTTCCTGTGCCACAGATTCGCCTGATCATGGGCAAGGCCCATGTTCGCGAGGATCAGATCCTCTGACGTGTCGGTGGGCGGCGGGAAGTCGCTCATTCGGTGAGGATAACGCGCCTGTCCTCATCGAGTAGCTGGACGATGCGTTCCTGCAGCAGGCCGGTGTAGAGCCCCCGCATCGGGTGGGCGGGGAGGTGCCTGCCGTCGCGGTGGTAGAGGTGATCGATGTAGGACTAGGTTTGGGCTGGGGTCATGGGGTCATGGCTGACACGGAACGATCGCCAGCGGCGCCGGGTGGAAGCCGTGGGCGCGGAACAGGCCACTGGCGCACTGAGCCCCACAGGCCCAGATGAGCCCCTCACAGATCCTGTGGTGAAGCTCCCAGAACAGGCCGGTGAAGATCGGCCAACGGATCACCTCACCAGTTTCGGGGTTGGAAGAGATGACGCGGTGAATCCGGCGCCCGCGGGCGTCGTAGACGTGGGCACCGTTGGGGTAGGTGGTGAAGAAGCCGGGGTCGGTGGCGGAGATCATGGGCATCAGATGCGGAACGGGTTGGGGAGCCAGGGGAAACGCTTCGGGGGAACAGCAGGCAGCCCGCTACGGGCGACTTGTTGTTGGGCGGTTAAGTAGGCGATGCGCTCGGTTAGCCGCTCGCGAAGCCCTATACCGCCTCTCAGTGCGTTGATCATTGATTCATGCTTGGCCTCCAATTCCTTTACCTTCGCCTCAGCCTTCTCCAGCTTGCTGTAAAGCTCGTCCGTCTCGTCGATTCTGGCCCCTCGTTCCTGCTCCAGGTCCCGACACTTCGCCTCCAACTCTGCGGTCGACCTGGCGTTCTCCTCCTGCCATCCTTCGGTGTTCAGCGCGTGTAGGCGTTGAAGGTCTTGAAGGTCCCGATCTTTGGCGCGGCACTGCTCCCGCAGCTCCACAATAGTCCTGTCACGATCCGCATTCATCATCCACAGGGTGTGATACTGCTTGTCCATGGTGCGGGACTGCTCCTCCAACTTCCGACACTTCACCTCCAGCTCAGCGATGTACGCGGCGGCTGAGGTGGACTGATCAGCTGTGGCAGCCGGCTCCGAGTCCGGCACTTCTTCAAACGGGATCTGCTGCAAGATGGGGTCAAAGCCGGATGGCTCACCCCAGAATGCGTCACACTGGCTGGTGTCTTCGGGGGTGGGGGTGGCGGGTTCCTTAGCCTGCAACTCCGGGGCCGGTGACGGCAGACTTTCAGGGCTAATCCTAGCAGCAAAGTCAATAAGGGCCTTTGCCGCTTGAGAATTGGAGGCATTGTATTGCAGTATTAGACCAATAATGTCACGGTGAAGATGAAAGCGAAACTTTTCACTCGCAAACCTCGGCTCATCCATGGTGGTGTCAGCGGTGGGAATCACACCGTCCCCCGCGTCGAAACACGCCGGAGGGGGGTGCGGCTTACAGTGTAGTCCACCTCCAGCTCGGGGCCACCGGTGCCGCGGCCGTAGTGGACGGTGGTGACGCGCATGGGGCCGGTGCCCTGCACGAAGTTCACCAGCTGCGACGTGGCGTCCACCTGGTCGTCGTAGGTGTCGCCAGGGAACTTCAGGAGCTGGCTCACGATCACCGGTGTCAGATGGTGCCAGCGGGGCAGGAACACACGGCCCTGGTTGAACTGGGGTGTCGCGGCGTTGGCGCGGGCGACCTTCCCGCCGTCGGGGGTGACCGCGTGGATGCTGAACCCAGCCGCGGCACGTTTCAGGGTGCTGATCACGGCCGATCCGTTCGCCTTGTCCTCCACCAGTAGTTCAGTGAATCGCCAGGTCGGGTAGGCGCCGGTGATGGCGTCCATGGTGGCGCTGAAGTCCATCCGGCGGTTGATCGCATCGAGTAGCCACACCCCCGCGTTCGTCTGCCCCCAGTCCTGCAAGGCCACCATGTCGGTGCCGGGGTTGTCCTTGAACGAACAGTCGAGCGAGGCGATGGTGCGGATGAACCGCTCGGGCAGGATCATGTCACCCTCGTGGCCCGGCCGATCCTTGGTGCCGTAGTAGCGGATCATCCCCGCAGAGAACACCGACCCGCCATCGGGTTGTGGGCGCTGCTGGTACAGGGCGGCCCAGTCGCGGTCGGGGGTGTTGAGGCGTTTCTTCCTGGCCCAGTCGGCATTAAACCGGTCAGGGTCAAGCACCTCGCCAGGTTGGCGGGTGTCGGGTTCCAGGGTGACGCAGGCCGGCATGGCGATCTGAACCGGCTCCGCCACCATGGGCATCTGGATCACGTGCCAGGGCTCGGCCGCGTCCGCGTTGCCGTCGCGCTCCAGTTCCTCCACCTGCTGCAGAAGCCAGCCGATCAGGTCGGCATCTGCCCAGCGGGTGTGGGTGATCAGCTTGATGCAGCCGGGTTCCTCGCGGGTGTTGAGAACGGTGCTCCACCAGTCGTAGAGCTGCCGGCGGTACGCGGCGGACTCGGCCTCCTGGCGGTTCTTGATCGGGTCGTCAACGTTCAGGAAGTGGGCCGGCAGGCCCGTACCCTTGCCGACGCCAGCCCCCCAGAACCCGCCAAGGTGACCAGCGACCTTCCACCGGCCCTTGCCGGAACTGCTGGGGTCGAGGGCGCCACCAGAGGCGACGAAGTAATCCCTCGCCGCCTGCCCGAACTCTTCGGCGAGGGGCTGGCTGTGGGCACCCTGGCCCCAGGTTCGATCTGGGTGCAGCCGCAGGAACCAGGACGGCAGGAACCGGCTGAAGATCGTGCTCTTGTAGTGCCTCGGCGGCAGCATGAGCAGGAGCCGGGGGATCTCCCCGGTGCCGACCCGCTGACCGATCTCCACCAGGCGGGTGTTATGCCGGGTGAACGGGAACTGCGGGTAGACGTGGGCGATGTGATCGCCGAAGGAGCGCTCGTAGGGCGGAGCGGGTGGTGGGCCAGCCGCGTCGAGCTGGGCGAGCCGATCCCGCGCCAGCGCCGCAGCGATGGGGTCAGCGAGGGTTGGGGGCATAGGGGGTCATGCCGCCTCCGCCAGCGCATCGCGCATCGCCTCCGCCCGAGCCCTGTGCAATAACCCCCTCAACACCCCCGGCACCTGCTCCACCTGGCTGGAATTGCAAAGAATGCACATGCCGTACCCGTTGCCGAACGGCAGATTTAATGAAGCTATTCCATCTTTGGTGGCAAACAAATACACAGCCCCATGCTCGTTGATTCTATACACACTCCCGACCTTTAGTGATTGCCATGCTTTAGTGAGCGAGGGAGCAACCTCGGGTCCAGCCTCCGGCGCCCTCCACCCCTGAGCGATCAACGCAGCCTGCACCTCGGGCAGGGCGGCAAGGGCCTCAGGGACCGCGCCGGTTTCGTCAAGGTCGGCGCCGATGGTCAGGTAGGAGTCTCTGCCGATCGGAACAATGGCCTCAGCTTCAACAAGCCGACGCCACCCGCCGGTGTTCTGGGTCCATTCCAGGGGTGGGTTCTTGGTGGGGTTCATGGGGTGGGGTTGGTGGGGGTGGGCGGGTCGGGTGGTGAGGTTACTCCCCCTCCGCATCCACCTGCACCCCAACCCCCTGCGCCTGCATCGTGAGCAGAAGCCGGGTGCGTTGGTCGTCGGTCAGGCCAGCGGCATCGATGGCGGCCACCACGCCGGTGAGGGTGCGTTGGACTGCGCGGCGTTCGGCGGCGGCGTCGGAGAAATGATCGCGAAGCGCTGGGTGATGAGTGAGCATCCAAGTAGCCGCCCAACAGTTACCAGAACTGGCGGATTTGGTGACGTGCCCAAGCATCTCTTCGGCCGTATTCCTGTGCGCTTCAAACACTGCGGCGCGAAATTGCGTCTTGAGTGTATCAGTGTTGTTTTCATCCTCCGCCTCGCGAACCCAGCGATGGCAAGTCTTGCGATGGACGCCGATGGCGTCGGCGATCATGTCCAGCGGCAAGCCACGGGCCGCTAGGGCGCCAGCAATGCGAACGGCTTCTGGGGTCAGGACAGTCGGCCTACCGGCGGGCATGGTCTGGGTTCCTCAGCGAATGGGTGCAGCTTAGCAGGGTTCGGCGGGGGCGTCGCCCGTGGCGCCTGCCGCCTGCATGGCCTCCAGTGAGTCCGCGATCCGCTCGGCGGCGATGGCGAGGCGGAGGGTGGCGACGACCTGCCGCTCGGCGAGGTGGAGGTGCTCCTCCTCCCTGGTGAAACAGTTTCCCGGGTGCATTGGCCCCATGGCCTCCGCGATCTGCTCCCTACTCGGCATCGGCATGACTCTGGTGTGCGATGGCGTTCGGAGTGTAGGCCCCACCCCGCGCCCCACCAGACCCGCCCCAGGTCGCCCACAGCACCCCTGCATCCCACTAGGCGGGGGAATGGGCGCGAGGGGCCGGCCAGGGGGCTTCCAGGGGCCGTGTTCCGCTTGTTCCGCTTGTTCCGGCAGTGGAACACGAAACGGAACACCCCAAACCCCTTGCAGTCACTGGCCCGCGCTCCTGTTTGTTCCGTTGTTCCGTCTAGAGAGACAAATACATACACACACAGGCGCCTGCGCACACGCGCACACACACGCGCAGGCGCACGCACGCACATGCGCACGTGTAAGGGGGGCTTCTCTCCCCGGCAACCGGAACACCGGAACAAACGGAACACCCCTAGTCACAGCAAGGGTTCTCGGCGTTCCGCTCCGGCCCGTTTGTTCCGTTCCAGCGGAACAGGATCAGGCGCTGGGCATCGGCAGCGAGGCCGCCCGCGTCGTCGTGCTCATCCCCTTGAACCGAACCTTCCCGGCCTTCTCCGCACCCGGTAGGCGGCTCAGCACCATCGCCCAGTTGTGCGCCCATGGCGTATCCCCCAGGATCCGGCGGATCCCCAAGGCACTGTTCGACACCAGCAGGCGCCCAGAGTCGACCCGTATCCCGATCCGCCCCAGGTGAACCTCGGCGGTTTCGCGGTTCACCTCGTCGCCTTCCTGTGCCCCGTTGGCGGCCTCCACCAGCTCCCAGACCGTTCGGGTGATGGTGGTGTTCCGGGTGAACAGGCGCCCGCCACCGGTGCCCACGTCCAGCCGCTCAATCTCGACCCTGAGCTGATGCTGAAGGATCTGCTGGAGGCACCGATCCTCGTCCGGCTGCTCCGCATCCTCCCGATACTGCTGCCAGTCGTTGCTGTCGATCACCCGGTAGGCGTCATCCTCAGCGGCGACCTGGCTGCTCATCAGCGACCACGCGCCGGCCAGCAGGGTCCCGTACTGATCGCCGGTGCGCTGCGAGTCGAATCGATCAGCGGCAGCCCGACGGAACACCGCGACGGAATCACGGATCACCGGGATGAGCTCCACCGACCGGAGGATCATCCGGTGGCCCAGCTCAGGAGTGACGATCGCCTCAAGGTCCCGGTCGAGGTCGCGCCAGTGGGCGGTGCGTTGGTCTTTGGGCAGAAATGACGGGTTGCGCAGGGTGAGCGCGGCGAACCGGCTGGCGTCGGCCCCCTGCTTGATGGCGGTGTTGATCGAGCACAGCAGGAACATGGCGCGGGCTGTGAACCGCTGTGCGGTGCCATCGGATCCACCCCGACCGATGAAGCCCCGGCCGGTACTGGAGGCCACGCGGGCGAGCGCGAGGATGTCCTGAATCCGCTTGCGGTCGGCCTGCTCGTTGGACTCCGCCTCGTCCATGATCACGGCGCGGGCGTCCTGCCGCAGCTCCTGCCGGATGCTGGCCTCAGTGGTGGTCCCCTCAGGCCATAGAGCGATCTCCTGCAGCAGAGTCCCCAGGAACCGACCCAGCAGGGCGGACTTACCGGAGCCTGCGGCTGCGGTGAGCCAGAGGTGGGGCCGCCACGACAGCGAGCCGCAGATCGGCGCCAGGGCCGCCCAGCCGGCGATCAGCAGGCCAGAGGCTGGGACTTCCCAGTGAAACCGTGAGGCGATGTCGAGGATCTCAACTCCCTCGTGGTCGGTGAGCGGCGGCAGGTCAGTGGGCAAGTTGATGGATACAAGCCGCTGGTACTTGAACCGCGACGGCGGGGGTTTCATCACGCTGTGAGATTGCCCGTCGACGATGAGCCGATCACCCAGGTGCAGAATCGCCCGGCCATCATCCCACCAGGCACCGCGCCCCCGGATGCACTCCGGGTTGAAGATTCCGGCCCTGTGCTGCGCGGCGAACAGCGCGGCCTTGGCAGCGGTCCAGTTGATGGGGGCCTTAGAGCCCTGGTAGAGCGCCTCCCAGTACCCCAGATCAGAGCACAGGGTCAGGAGGTGCGTCTCGGTGTGATTCCCGCGGCTGATCCGGGTAATCTGCCCGGTCGCGTTGGGTTGGTAGTAGTAATTATCGCCATCAAACCCCAGGCAGATGAACGGCGCGTTACGCGGGATGTCCGCCACCTCAGGCAGCGGCCGATCTGGCGGCGGTGCTGGTGGTGCCGGTGGTGCCTCCACGGTTTTCGCGTACCGCTCCACCGCCTTGGCGGCCCGCTGAGGCGCCCACCCCTCGGCAGCGGCATCGGCCAGGTCCCAGCCGGCGGGAACGGTGTTGGGTGGGTTAACGATGCGAACAGTGCAGCCGATGGCGATGAGCTGCTGAGCGAGTTTCGCCATGCAGGCGCGGCCGGCGTCGTCGGCATCGGGCCAGAGCAGGCAGTCACGGCCGGCAAGCGGCGCCCAGTCGGTGTGTCCGATCCCGGCGGTGCCGCCAGTCCAGGCGATGGAGACGCGCTCCGGGAACAGGCTGGCGGCGGCGATGGATTTCCCCTCCCCCTCACTGATCAGCACCGGTGCGTCCGGCTGATCGTTCAGGTCAGGCAGGTTGAACACCGGCCGAGGGGATGGCCACTCCGATGAGAACGGGTCGCTTTTGCGGGGGTAGTGCCAGGCGCCGTCCAGCCAGGTGCGATGGATAAAGAGTTTTGGAGGCTTGGCGCCGGCTGGTGCGTCTGGTTTCGGGGTCAGGGGCACCCTCTGGATCCAGTACCAGGGGCTCTGGCGGTCCGGCCCATAGGGGAACTGCGCGACGGCGCTGCCCAAGGCCGGGGGAGCGGTGCCCGCTGGTGGGGCGTCCGGGATCCGATGGGGGCGTTTCGGCTTCCGAGGGCGGCGTGTGGGTGCGTCGGCCGCTGCGCCGGGCAGTCCCAGGTGCTGCTCCACCCGCCCCAGGGCCTGTTTCAGGTCCCAGCCGGTGACGCGCATGAGCAGGTCGACGCCGGTGCCACCACCCCCCCGCCGGTCCTTGCCGCCGCAGTGAGAGCAGAACCACCCGCCGTTGCCGCTGTCGTCGTCCCATTTGAAACGGGTGTTCCCTGCATCGCCGGTGAGCACGGCGCACGATGGGCAGGGGCCTTCGCGGTCGCAGAGGTCGGCATCTGTCAGCCCACCGAGGGCCTGCAGCAGCTCCGGCCAGCGCCCGGCGGCTGCGTCGAGGGTTCGTGACACAGGGTCAAGGCTGCGGGATGGGGCGTCGCCGGGTTGGTCCCTGGTGTTCCATGTCGCGCACGACGAGCTGCCTCACGTAGTCTGAGAGCGACACCCCACGGTAGTCAGACTCGCGCCGGAGATGACCGTGCATCTCCGGCGCGAGCCAGACGCGAATCTCTGGCCGATCTTGCATGGTGTTGCGGTGGGGTCGTGGTGACATGGTAGCACCCTTGGCGGAGTGTGCTATGGTTTGGGGGCCACCACCGCCAGAGATTCACAGCGCCATGATTTTGGTGTTCATCGCAGCCGCTGCGCTGCTTGTCTTGGCCTACATCGATTCGGAGACACTGCCATGAACTGGATTACTCACCGGGTTCCGAGGCGGGAAGAAACAGGTGAAGAAGAGCAGGTGATTCTCCCGTGTGGGGCCAGATCGGTCACCTTTGAACACTACGAGACAGTAACCCTCGGCCAACCTTGGTGCTCTCCCTACGCTAAGGAATCACCCGCTGCACCGCCGGAGCCAGAGCCAAGGAAAATCGTGCAGATTGCCGTGTCCAACGAATCAGACAGACCCACAGCCATCTATGCCGTCTGCAACGACGGAACTATCTGGGTTGACTATCCGGTCCTCCCTGATCACTTCTGGCGTCGACTCCCATCCATCCCCCAACCATGAGCACGCTTCTCATCCTTCCCGACGGAACCGAGGTTCCGTGTCGTGTCAGAACACAGGTATCAGGCAAACCAGATCGTCCCCGTGCGACTATTCAGGTTTCTTACAAAAGTTTCGTAGAAGACGAGAAAGACATACTCGCCAAAGCAGCGCCTTACGAGAAACAGGGCAGGCATGTTCTCGTGATTGGAGATAAATGCTACGATTTTACAATGCATGATTGCAGTATTGAATTATTTTACAATGATCCCATGGGCGGCTGGAGCTGGGAACCGGAACCTGAGCCGATGCGGGTCATTGGATTTGAGGTAATCATAGACACTACTCTTCGGCCCATCCCCCAACCATGACCACCCCCACCACCCCCCTCTGGCAACGCCTAACCGCTGCCGGCGCACCCCGGCATGTTGTCGCCGAGCAGATCCTCGTCGTTTGGGACTGGCTATACGAAACATTCGGTGAGCCACTCTCAAGCGAGGTCTACAACGCCATCACCCTGGAGGCGATTGAGGCGGCCTCCTTGGGGGATGAGCCAGAGCCCGCGCCGGAGCCCGATGCAACCCCCGCCCGCCCCGCCGGCCCCACCGCAGATCAGCAAGCGGCCATCGATGGCATCCTCGGGGACATCACCCAGCCAAGCGCCAGGCCCGTGCTGTGCGGCTACGCGGGGACAGGGAAAACGTTCACCACGGCTCAGTTGGTGTCCATGCTGACGAGCGCAGGTAAACGGGTGGTGGTGGCTACCCCGACCCACAAGGCCCGGTCACAGGTTGCGCGGGCCCTGTCCGCCTGTGGCGCGCACGGGTTCGAGGCGGTGACGATTCACCGGCTGCTGGGACTGAAGCAGGTGCGCGACAAGTCGACGGGGAAGGAGACATTCGCCCCTGATCCTGGCGGGAAAAACATGCTTACCGCCAAGACTGAATGGGATAAGGAGACCGGCCGAGTGGTATCGGTTTCGCCGATTGACGTAATCATTGTCGACGAAACGTCGATGGTTGGCAGCGAGCTTTACGACCTGCTCCTAAGCCAAGCCGAGAAACGCCCCATCGTGTTTGTCGGCGACGATCGCCAGCTTCTGCCGGTTGGCGAGGATCAGGCTTGCCGAGCATTTAGCGAGGGCACGTCGATTTACCGCCTGACGGAAGTGCTTCGGCACGATGGCGCAATCCTGAACCTGGCCACGGCCACCAGGCTCATGGATGTGGGCCGCGCTCCATTTGTGAGCGCCGAAGGTGGCGGGTCGCGCGTGGTTGCGCATCGTTCTCGCGAACAGTGGTTCTCGACCCTGTTGGATGTGGCCGCATCAGAGGAAGCGATGAATGATCCCGACTTCTGCCGGGCCTTAGCATGGACAAACAAGGCCGTTGATGAGATGAATTCAAGGATTCACCAGCGTCGATATGGTGCGAATGCGCCGCAGTTTGTGGAGGGGATGACGTGTGTCACTGTGGACGCCATCCCCGATCCCGCAACAGGT